CAGAGCCGTTTTTAATTCCGGCATGAGTATCATTGAGGATTGCAATCTTCATTATGCAGTTACGCTAAAGATGTCGAAGGAGGACTTTTCTTTTTCCTTTATGACTCGCTTCATGTGAGCGACTGCAGTCTTTTTCTTAGAGTCCTTCTCATGAAGAGTATCAAGTTTTGACTTTACCTTCTCGACGATTGAGTTACCATCTACCTGAATAGCAGAATCAGCTGAATCTTCACCGAAGTCTGCAAAGGAATCAATACCTGCGTGAATGATGTACCGTTCCTTGATTTCCTGCTGACGTTTTTCCTTGGCAATTCTACGAAGGAACGCATAGAAGCAAATCTGAGTAAAGTATGAGAACGCATTGGGAATGCCAGTTCGCGTAGGGGCATTCACGTTGTAGTTCATAATTGCTTTGAGGCAATTCTCGACTGCATCCATGACCATCTCCTCTCGATAAGAGTATCTGACGAAGTTTGGTCGACGCGACAATCCTTCGGCAATCTTCAGAAAGCATTCGCCGATATATTCAGGAATCCGCGGAGGCGATGAACCATTCGTCTTCGCGACATTGACTGCGCTGACATATTCGACTACCTTAACCGAGAAGTCCTTGTTGGATATGTAGTGATCTCTTTTACTATCTTTTATTTCCATTGTGTTATTACTATACGCTCTGAGCATGCATATGTAAATTAAAAAATGCGTAAGTAGCACATTTTGTTATTTACACGTTCTATTGACATGGGTATAATACTCTCAACGCCGTCTGAACAATCAATCAATCTCAAGGCGACTTTAGGCCCAAGGATAGGTAATAATTCTATTAGGATTCCAACGACTTCCCTACAACGTGACGAACATAATGTTCTCTTACTGCGGAATCTGGATGCGTCATAGCGAAGATATAACCTTTATCGAGAATCGCATGAGATTGATTCTTATTGTAGTAACTTAATAGCGACCCGCCTTCCAAATACTTTACTGGATTTGCTATCACGACGGATTCTTTCGTTTCCTTATGTAGTTCTGCTATCACTTCCGACTTATCGGTAAAAACTATCTTCACGATATTTGCCAACTCAGCCAGCGCCTTTGCAATAGTATCATTCATCCGACATTGGTACTTCCGCTACCTTAAATGGCAACTGTTCTTTGGAGTATATCTTTACTCGCTCGATTCCATGTTCGAGAGTATAGTTCTTTTTCTTTCGCCATGTGAGATCATCCGAAAGGTCAAATACAGTAGTAGCACGACCGTCATCGCTTTTACGTAGTCCACGACCGATTGACTGAAGAACACGAACTTGACTTTTAGTTGGGCAAGCGAAGATAACATTGTGAAGATTACGGATATTTATTCCCGTAGAAAAGGTTCCCATCGAAGCGACAATAATGGCGTTCTTTTCTTTCTCCGTGATCTCACGAATCTTTTCACGTTCTTCGGCATCAACCGAACCGGAGACAAAGAACAGCCTACGGCCTTCTTGATTTGTAGCGACAAGCTTTTGTCGAATCAATTCAAATAGCGGCTTGCCGTGTTTCTCAACCAAATTATAGAGAACAAGTGTGTTGCCTGTCTGGTCAACTGCAAGGTTCACGATGAAACGATTGCGACCGCTATGCGCTACGATGAAGTCAATCTCTTCGGGATACGTCTTCTTACCAAATCCTTTTCGAGTATTTTCCGAGTACTTTAGAACGAGAGTAAAGATATTCAACTGCGCTAATCTATCCGCATCAATCAAATCCTTTGTAGTTGTGACTCGCTTAACTGGACCAAATGCGCCTTCCAATACAAGTTCGTGAACGAGCGCGCCGTCCAGAGTACCTGTAGTTCCAACACGAACCTCTGCATTCTTGAGACGGTCCATAATGGTTGTTAGCGACTTCGCTTTGAACAAATGCGCCTCGTCTCCTACGACCATTCCAAATCCTAGGAACCAATCAGGTCGTAGATTGATAGCAGATTGCCATGTCGTAATGATGACCGAATGAGAAGTAGTCTTTTCTTTTCCAGAGTAAATGCGATGGCAAGTTTCGTCTACAGAGAACGACGAGTCGAATCTCGAATAGTCAGCAAAGTCCTTAAACATCTGCTCTACGAGAGAGGTAGTTGGAACTATGATAATAACACGCTTTTTTCTTGCATGGTACTCTAAAAACCATCTTACCATGAGGTAAATAATGAGAGATTTGCCCGACCCAGTTGGCGAGAGCAGAACAGCACGTCTATTTGTGATTGCGTGCGAATACGCATCCAACTGATAATCGAGAGCATTTATCTCCTCTCCACGAGTTGACAGCTTTAATGACTTCGCATAGTCCGTAAACTGTTCTGTGGTAGTAAATTCATACTTCGGGAATAGCGAAGGCTCGGCATCTACTTCATAGCCGCGTTCGGAACAGAATGCCAGAACCTTCGATAGCAAGCCGCGCGGTAACATTCCAGTTCGACCGTTGAACAAACGAATCTTGCCATCCCAAAGTTTGTTCTTGTAGAGTGGCATGAATTTGTAGCCAGGCGCCATGAAGGTAAAGAATTCCGAGATCTCCATTAGAAGACCGGAATCTTCAGACGCCAGATGTATGGTCGTCTCATCCCTGCTACGAATGACTAACTTACTCATGCGCCCGATGTAAACTGCTTCCAAGAAATAATGTTCTTGATAGTGGCATGGCGCCAACGAATGTTATTCATGATATCTTCGAGCGTCTCGACGAGTACTTTCTGATATTCAATTTTAGCCTTAAGCTTTATGACATCTGCGTCGGAATCAAAGTAGAGATCGAGATCGCTTTTGAGTGGTTTAGTTCCACCGTTGAATGGATCATAGGGCCATCCCTTTGTGTCCATTTCTGCCTTTGTCATTTTTCCAGTATAATAGAGAAACTTATCTTTCTTCAACTCTGCCATCTGCAGGTCAAATCTACGAAGAGATAGTTTTGAAAGCGAAAAGAACTCAAGGTACTTCGAGTGCAGCTTCGCACAATCACGCGAGGAGTCATCGAGATTGACATCATCAATCTTAGAATCAACTGCCCACATCTTAAGAATATCTTCAAGATTCATCATAACGAAATAATTTATAGGTTTAAGCGACTACTGATTTGAATTCAAATCTATCATATCTAAAGCTAACGTCAATCGTGATTGGCTCGGCATCAGTAGTTTGCGTAGTGAGTTCAAAGCCGCCAACGGAAGTAGGAAAAACGCTCTTGTAGGAAAACTCGCGAATCGGAATGTTCTTTGAATTCATGAGAGTCAAAGTCATATCCTCGCGACGGTCAGTCATATTAGTTAACCATTCGAGAAGCTCATAGTAGGAATTCAGTTCTTCATCGAGTTGAATTCTGATGCTGACTGGCTCATACTCTACTCTATCGCCTGGAACAAATCCAGCCAGATTGGTGTAGGCCGCAGTTGATTCATTGCGAGTTACTCCGGGGTGAGTAATGGCTGTAGCAAAGAAAACCGTATTGCCATACTTCTTGGAATTGAGAGTTACCTTAAAGGAACCCTGAATAAAAAGATTGTGATTCGTTACAGTCGACATATTTCTATTTATGGGCATAAAAAAGGAGTACTCTTTTCGGAGTACTCCAAAGTATAGCCTTTACTTCGCAGATTAGCTCTGGAGACCAACGTTGAGGTTGGTAACAGAGAACTTGCGGAAGTATGCGTTCTGAAGGTTGGTTCCGAGACCGCCATCGGTAACACCAGAGCCAAGGGAAACACCAGTGACGAATGGGTTAGCGACCATTCCGTAGCGGGTCTTGAATCCGATACGTGGCTGGAACGTCTGGTCGTCAACTGCACGAACCATGGTGAGTGGAACGTATGGGCAGTAGAAGAGACCAGCGTCGTAAGCGGATGTTCCGCGATATCCAACGGTTACGTAGTCGGAAACGGCGTATGGGTCAACGTAAACCTTGATGCGACCATTGAGAACACCAGCGAAGGTGTTACCAGTGTCATCAACTTCGAGGTTAGCGGAGAGGGCTGGAGTATAGTCCAGCATTCCAGCAGCGGAGAGGGCAGAAGCAACGTTGCTAGAGCAGACGATGAAGTTACCCTTACCACGGCGAGTAGCCTTGGCGATTTCGTTAGATTCAATCTCGATCTGGAAGATCAGAGACTTGAACTTTTCAACAGCCCAACGACCGTCAGCGTCAGCTACGAGGTCGAAGGTACCGTCAGTAACGGTAGGACCGAGAGCGCCAACACGAGCCTTAGCATTGACTACGTCGATAACTTCGCGATTGATTTCAGCGAGGATTTCGGTCGAGAGGATGTTAGCGAGCTCGGACTCAGCATCGAGGCCGTGAACGGCCTTGAGGTCCTGAGCGAGTTCCATGGTGTAGTCGGCCTTCAGAGCGCGAGTCTGAGCGGTGACACCAGTCTTCTCGATGGTGAATCCCATGTTACCGAAACCACCACCAGCGGTAGTAACACCGGTAGCAGCAGCGGAATTGCCAGAGAGAGCTTCACCCTGTGCGGTTGTTACCTTACCAGAGAAAGCCGTGCGGATTGGGTTGGTTCCAGCGCCAGCGGTAGTGTAGGAACCGTCAGCATAGAAGGCTTCAGTTCCGTTAGAGTTACCACCAGATGGTAACTGATACTGGCTCTTCATTGCGAAGATCAGACCAGTAGGACCGGACATTGGCTGAACGCCAGCAATGTCGAAGGCAATGAGGTTAGGCATTGCGCGACGAACGAGGGAGATCAGAATTGGGTCGAAGTTAGTAGCAGCAGAGGTAGCATTGCCCTGAGCTTCCGTGAGGAAGTTAGAGGCAGCACGCTCAGAAGCGAGAGCCTTCTCTGTGTTTTCGAGCAGAGCTGCAGTAACAGCCTTGCGATGTATATCCTTGAATTTAGGAGCGTCCTTGTGGTCAAGGACAGGAGCCCACTTCTTTTGAAGGGATTCGGTGTTGAACATAGTAGTTAAGTAATGGTTCTCTCTGGGAATTTGTTACTTGCTGACGCGAGAGAGGGCTTCAGTGTAACGTTTCATTGCAGGGCTTACGCCTGCAGCGGAATCAATGGTCTCGACTAATGACTCAGTCGAAGACGAAGTTTTTGGTGCTTCGGTGCGAGGAGCAGATGGACGGAAGTAGGACTCCTTGATAGTAGCAACCTTCTTAGAGAAGGCTTCTTCAGAATCAAAGGTAACGTCCTCGGTCAGTTCCTGAAGGCGTGCGGCCTGAGTTGAGGCGAGTCCTTTAGCAGCTTCAGCGAGAATTGCTTCGCGTTGAAACTTCTGTAGGGATTCGTTCAGCTTAGACTTTTCCTTCTTTTCTTCAGCGACGGATTCCTCGAGAGCCTGCGCCTTTTTAGCGAGTTCCTCGACGAGATCCTTCTTAGAAGCAGGAACGTCAATGTAATGTTCAACGAATACGCTCTTCATAGAAGCAATGAAGCTTTCTGCAATCTCAGCACGAATGCCAGTATCGACTGCGAGAGCATTTTCGGTAATCCACTTTTCTACTACGTAAGTCAGATAGGAATCAACCTTCTCGGCAAGAGTGGAGCGAACCTGACCGGTCGCTTCGTCTAGACGAGCTTGATACTTTTCCTTTAACTTAGCGGAGTGTTCACGTAGCTTAGTCTTAACTGCGGCTTCGAAGATAACAGCGGCTTTCGCCTTGAAACCTTCAGTTAGGTTAGCCTCAGATCCGACAAGAGCCTTAACGTCTTCAGTGAAGTCGATTTCCATCTTATCGTCTTCGGATTCTTCCTGTGCAACGACTTTGTTACCGTTGGAATCAACTGCGTCAGTTTCCTCTGGAAGAGGCGCCTGCTTAGTGATTGCCTTGGTAGCATCGTCAACCGTCTTATTTGCTTCCTCTTCGGTTGCAGGTTTAACGGACTTTGCATCGCCTTGCGCAGTTGGCTTTTTATTTGTCTGCGAAGGACCGGCATCTTCTGCCTTCTTTACAGAGCCATCATCAGCGGACTCATTGGTCTGCATGTTTTCTGGCTGTTTCTTTTCACCGTTGGAATCCATATCGGCTTCTTCCTGCTTAACTTCGGAACCATTAGAGGTATCCTTTTCAAGCTCAGTATCGCCGATAAGTTCTTCCACAGTGATTTCCTCGATGAGGTCTACCTTAGTAGGTTTGTATGGCATTATCGTTAATTAGAGTTTGGAGAGGAAATCTCTAAAGACTCGAAGTTGCGCCTCAGAGAGGTTAGCACTCGATGCCTTGCGGATTTCAGTCTCATAGTTATCAAGTTGCTGAGGTTTAAAGATACCGTTTTCCCAGATCCACTCCACACCTTCCATGATGCCGTTTACGAAGGCTTCAGGGGCGGAAGGGTCCTGGACGATGTCAATAGTAGAGAGGATAAAGTCGTCCTTTACGAACGTCGCACCTACTCGTTTCTCAACAGTTCCCATACCACGACTTGAGACACCTAACTGAACACCGCCTTCGACAAGACCTTTGACGATCTTACCCATAGGAGTATTCAATACGAGCGCCTTTCCTACAACGTTGTCACCATCCCATTTAAGGTCAGTGATACGATGAGAAACTTTATCTAGGTTAATGGTAGGGCCATCTGGGTGATTTAATTCCCCAACTGCTCTACCTGTCTTAACCTGTTCATTGTAGTAACGGCCTACCGCGGATTCCAGCACAGCGCGAGGATACACGCGGCCGTTACGATTCTTCTTTTCTGCCTGCATGAACACGCCTTCAATGAAGACGCTTTTATTGCCGTTCTTTTCTTCGGTCAGGTAACGAATACCTGAGTCAACGTGTTCAGTGATTAGTTTCATTACTTCTGAGCAGAGATCTTATTGTAAATCTCCCCAGCAACTGCAACGCGGCGAACCTGTAATGCGGTCTGAACCTTTTCGGCGATAGCCTTTTGAAAAGCGTAGTCAGCAGATTTATTATCGCCAGACTCGATTGCCTTAACTAGGTTGAGAGTTTTCATCTTCATTAGTATTTATTGTTTCGTCTCCTTCGACTGCACCAGTTTCATCGAAATTGCTTCCATACGGATTGGATTCCTCAGCCGAAGGAGGTGGCTCATTCTGTTTTGCTTCTTCTGCAATTTCATCGTTCATGCGTTCAATATCCTCGTCGGTCTGACGTAGGATATTCTTACGAACCCACTTGTCGGAATAGTACTTACCGATTTGACTCGAGATCTGATTCAGAACATCCATACGGTCCTTGAGAATCTCGAAGTCCTTTAGTTCAGAGAAGTAATTGTCTCTGGCGAAGTCGACGGAAATGTTTTCCTTAATGTCATTTTCCCAATCTTCCTCAGTAATGACATTCTTTAGTAGCAGTTGAATGCGCAGAGATTCAATTAACAGATAGGAGAACTTGCGACGAATAGTGTCAATAAACTTTTGAAACTTTACTTCTTCGCGGGAAATTTCA